GGTATAACGGTTGCAGTATCATAACGAATCACATAAAATGGTATCTTGCCTCCTTCTGCAGCAGCCCAGAAGTAACCGTACTTCGTCAGCCAGAAGTAATCAATCCTATCAGCTGGTAATGTATATCCATAAAAGCCACCACCACGAGCAGAGAACCCATATGTATCAGCTGCGTCTGTATTAGGTGGGATCCAATAATCGAAACCGATATCCTTTAACTCTCCTCCGGCATCAACAAGTCTCCCAACGAAATCAATCAACTCCTGCCATTCGGCCTTGGTTGGTACGTGCCATCCAGGAGGAGCAAAGCCAACGGTGTTTACCTGGTCTTGGGAATACAACCCACCATAAAGATCCCGGTTCGCTTCGTCATCATTATATACTTTTGACCCCGGAAAGTTACCATCGTAATTCTTACATGCCCAAACCTGAGTGCCGATTGTAATCTCACAAGCATCTGGATCTGGAGTATCTGGAGGGATAACTGGAACGGAAGCGATGGGAGTATAATAGCTCTCCCGGCTTCCGACTGTAGTAACGAAGGTCATATCATAGCCAGAGACCTGGTTCCTTTGAACAACAACGGATCCGGTATCGATACGAATAGCCATCCACCCTTTGTCGGTATATAAAGCGATCTGCCTGGTATTCATAATAGTACGGAGGGCTTCTATCTGGCTCTCGTTAACCTGACCTGAAGCCATCACAATCTTCCGGGTGCCAATAGTATTATAATCTTCTCCTTCTGTAAGAAGCTTTATCTCTCCAGGGAGGAAGAACCAATAGTGCCATCCGTTATAATACCACCTTAGATAATATCCTTTGCATGGCCTTTTGACCACTATCCTTGCAAGTTTATATATATCAGTTCCCCAGCCCATTATGATGTGATTTCAACTGTGAGGTAAGCTGCTGCATCTTCTATTGCTGCAGGATCGATATTCACCGAGTTGATATAGCCTTCAAGATCCCCAAGGGACACAACGGTTGCTGTGGTACCTAAGAGCGCATTTGTGGCATTATACCTTTTGATGGTAACAGTTAGTTCAGTAACTGGTGATGTGGCAGGCAGTTCCGGTAATACGAACGATAGATCAAATGGCAGGCCAACAAAGAACACTGGCTGTTCAAAGGAATTAAAGAAAGGTGCATCAAATATATCAGTAGGTAAGAAATCATACAGGTTTGATCCTTGCTCCTCGCTTCGTACCGATTCAGCATACCACCAATCATTACCTTCTGCAGTATAAGACTCGTCTGATCCATACCATGCCTCCCTATATTCAAATGTAAAGGTTCCGGACTTACCGGACTCAGCCATTATGAGATCAGAGTAATCTCCTGTCTTAGCCAGCACAGTCATAATACGAAGGATGCCCGATATATCTAGATCCGCAATACCAAAGGAATCCGGGGATGCGATTACCGTAAGGTTCTGCACTGCACCATTGATAGTGAGGCGGCCCTCGAAATAGTATCCTCCCTTGAAAGTATTGTCATTCAAGTACTCTATATCCATGCCTGCCACCCAAGGGATATCCGTAAGGACAGTCGTGGCCGGAGAATAGAGCCCGGTGATCGTGCCAACATACATCACTCCATTAGTAGCGTTGTAAACAGCTATTACATCATTCAGGGATCCATCAAAGTCTAAAGCCAGGGTGAGCTCCAGGAAGCCTCCATTATCAGACTCGCCTGTTACCACGAAGTCCTTCCTTTGAAGCCTAAAGTTATTAGGGCTTTCGGTAGCAAGCCACCTCGATACTATCTCGGGTGATACCTGCGTTATGTGTTCGGGTGTGCTGATTAATTCAATCATATGATATCACTTGTTATTTTATCTATTGCCAATGAATACTCCCTATCAATATCCTCAATGGTCTTTTTTACCTCTGTCTCATATATATCAACATACCTCTTACTCCTGAAATGAGCATTGCCATATTTGTTTATATACATCGTCATGAAGCGAGCCTCGTTCAACTTACCCTCCGGAGTGCTGGATCGAAACATGTGCTTCTTCTCCATCCACTTGTAAATGGTGTGTCGAAGGCCTGAACTCGTTTGACTCTTCCTCGGACCACGTCCAACCTGCAAAACACTGATCCAGGGAGGAACGATCACCCCACCACCGTTTTCCCTCATCTCTATCTCAAACATGCGCATGATAGTAGGAGACACCTTATTGCCATAAAATGTATTACGTTGGCTGATCCGGTTGATCATCCTGGTGAATATCGGTCTAAGTGGTACTGTTGCCATTTAACAGTAGTTTACGTTCTCAAGTAAGAACAGGTTCATCGGTAAGGACCAGCCTATAACATTAGCGTCATACTTGCTTTGCAGTACTTTGGATGCTATGATAGACTCTACCTTCTTAAAGCTTCCACTGGCAATCACTGCCATTATAAAAGCCTTCGCTATCTCCAGGAGGTTGTCAAGCTTCGCCTCGTTATCCTCTGCCAGAGACTCAAGGTCAACCTGCTGTAATATCTCCACTGTATGTGGGAGGTAATGCTCTGATACTCCATTACCCTTTACCTCAAGGATAATTTCATTAGGCTCCAGCACCAGCCCTATAATATCATCCTGGTCGCTCTGATCAGTAAGTAGATTCATCAGCTGGCTTGCCTCGTATAATACAAGGGTGCATCCTGATGCTGTCAGTATGGTCTTTAGTGTTGATGCTATCATGTCTTTTTGTATTTGGACTTATTAGATACTGCCTCTCGCTCCTTTATAAGCCTTTCATTAAAGTCGTTGGTTTCCTTCTCCAGCATAAAACGCACAAGGCATTCATTGTATGGAGTAAGCAATACTTCTGCTTCAGTCTTATCCATTGATTTGCGGAGGAAGTCGAGAGCGTTAAGCTCTGAGAATACTGCGAGTTTATCAATGCCTGCAGCCTTTTCTAATTTGGATGGCTCTCGGTGAAGCAGCTTCTTTTCCCTGTCTGCCATTTCACTTACAAGGTTGATAATATGCATTGCAGTAGGGTATAATTCTATGACTTTGCAATTTAATACTTTCTTACCGAACAACAATGCTCTCTCTTCATCCCAAGGCTTCTTTGTGTATAGCGGATAGTAATAGCCATCCATTACCCGGAGGATAATACCTATGTCGTTCTCTTCCCTTGTGGACATGAACATCCTCTGGCCATAGCAAATAGACTCACAAAACTCGTCCATATCTTTGGGAATGTTCATTTCTTTGAACCCAATGTTAATAACTTTAGGAACTGGAAGCTGTATCAAACCATCTCCCAGCCCTCCATAGTTATCCAGCTCGTTAATGATGTGCTTAAACTTCAATCGATCGATATCCTTTATCCTTCCCATCGTATTCCGTATCTTAAGATGAATGGTTTAGTATAGTAGTCCTTTCGCTTTCCGAGTAGCTTATATGCTTCATTGTTGAGGGATTGAATGAACGATAGTATATCCTCCATGTTGATCTGCGATATAACAGTGCCTTGGTGCCAGTATTCAGGAACTGGCTGATAAGCATAAAGCCCGGAGTGCTTCTCTATCCTGCCAATCTCTATCTGGAACATACTGTTCCTTACAGAGTACACAGGGAACCCTTCAACATCATCCCCGGACTGTTCTATCTGTATGAATGTATAAAACTCTATGCGTGCCATCTTTGCTGACTTATTCTTACAGGTTTAACAATATAATACATGCGCATGATAAATATATCCAACCAATCAGGAGAATGCCCTATCTTCTCAATGATCTTCTCCTTGGGTAATATCCTAAGCTTACCATCCTTATCACTATCATAGGTCTTGAGCATACTTAATTCCTCCCTGATAGCCTCCATCTCTTTCTCGCCAAGATCATATTCAATATAGATATCCTCAATCTTATCAGCCAGCTTATACCCACATTCTGTTTTGATGTTGTAATATTGAGAATCATTAGCTTTACTATTATTGACAAATCCTGTCCCTTTCACATTATCGGTCACACCACCACCCACACCATCATCATCTATCAGTACATTAAATGCCTGCACCTTATGTTTTGCCCTGAGTGCGTGTATTGTCTTCTGTATTTCTGTGGTAGCGGAGATATCATATATCACTACATCAACTATCTTTAACCCTTGCCATACTGTTATGATAGCTCTGTCTGATCCATACCTGGCAACATCACATATAATATAATTGCTGCCAACCTGATTAGATAAGTGGTCGTTTGTGAATATTGCTTCGATATCATCCTGGTCAATCATAGCAGTAGGGTCACTGATATAGTCCCAATTACCAAATAGGAGTCTTTCCTTCTTTGATGAGTCCTTTATTTCTTGCAGTGATGTGATATAAGCCCTCTCAATGTAGCGATTATCTCCTACCAGAGACTGAATAAAGTAATATCCTGAGCTTAGAGTGTTGTTTTTGTGAGGTATGTAGAATGTAGAGTAGGTCCAATTCCTTTTAGGATTACAAGTGATGAGTATCTTAGCATTTATACCAAACTGATCATTGAGATACCGGCCCACCCTTGACTTTAAGGTATCAAAGGCATCGAAGTGAATCTCTCCACCCTCCTCAATCCATCCACCTGTATATTCAATTGAACCATATCTCTCATATAGGGGATCTGAAGGGAGATATCTGAGATCGAGTAGGTCAATGCGTGAACCATTCTCAAATGCTATGAAATTATCCTGACCATTATACTTCAGATCTTCAGAGGGTATCTTATGGAGCCTGCAAACCTTCCAGAATGTGATGAGAGTGGATTCCCTGAGCCTTTTTAACTCTTCCCGGCCAATGAACCACCGAGAGCCAGGGTAAAAGTAGCAGTTAGTCAATAACCACTCACAACCAAGCCATGATTTACCTCCTCCGGCACCACCTCCAAATAGTAAATATGTAAATTCTGTGGAATTGTTGTTTAAGATTTCCCACGCTTGATGTTGCTTTATCGTGGGCTTAATTGTCGGCTTCATTGTCGGCTTCATTTTCAGGAGCT